GAAGCGCGCCCACCCGGATGCCGGCGGCACGGTGGAGCAATTTGGCGAGTTGCAACGCTGCTATGACTTGCTTGTGGACGACACGCGCCGCGCCCATTACGACCGCACCGGCGAGTTTCAGGGTCGCAAACCGGATAACGCCCAAGCGAACCTGCTGGAAATGGTCTCAACCCTGCTTGACTTGGTTCTGCAGGACGCGGGTCAGCGCGGTGAGATGCCGTCGATCACATTTACCGACGTGATCGGCAAGATGACCCGCAAGGCCCGCGATTTTGAACTGAAATCCGAGCAGTTTCAGGCGCATCTGCGCGATGGCATCAAAATCAACCGCAAGCTCATGAACCGCTTCAAGCGCAAAAAGAAGTCGGCCGAGCCGAATTTGATGGAGAGGGTGATCGCTGGCCGGGTCGCGAGCATGGAAGGCGCGATCGCGGCGGAGCAGGAAAAACTGAAAAAGATGCGGGAAGTGATCCGCTTTCTGGGCGAGTACGAGTTCGAGGTCGAAAAGGCCAAGGCGTCGGAGCGGTATCAGACAAATGAGTGGAAATTCCCCGAAATTGGGTTGAATACTAGGTGAGCAAAAAAGCCGGCAAGTGGCTCAAGGCGTTCGAGAAGTTTATCTCGAACCTCCGGATCGACTCCAAACACGAGGCCGCGGAGTCATCCGAACAGGGTATCGAACTGGACCTGTGGGACAGCCAGCGCCGCGTGCTGGACGCAATCGGCATGGGCATGGACGAGGGGGTGCATTACTTCGTCGTGCTGAAATCCCGGCAGCTTGGCGTGTCCACCGTGACGGTGGCGATCCTGTTGTTCTGGGTGGCGGTCCACAACCGGATCAATGCCGCCTTTGTCATCGACAACGATGAGAACAGCGCCAAATTCCGGGCGATGATCGTCAAATACATGGATAGCTTTCCAAAGGAATACTTTGGAAAAGCGTTCAAGATCACCAAAAACAACTCGAAATTCATCGAATTCTCGAACGGCAGCGCTATAGATTTCCTGGTGGCCGGCAAGAGCAAGACGACATGGGGGGAGTCGCGCGCTTATACGTGCGCGCTGCTTTCCGAGGTCGCCAAATACGGCAAGGCCGAGGGCTTGAACAGTTTCAAGGAGACGCTTTCAGAGACCAATCCCATCCGGCTTTATATTTTGGAGAGCACCGGGCACGGCATCAACCACTGGAAAAACGAGTGGGATGACGCCGGCGCCGATCCTTACACCAAGCGGCGGATATTTGTCGGCTGGTGGTCGAGCCGGGTCAATCGGATTGAGACCAAAGACCCGCGGTTCAAGTTGTTTGGCGCCGCCGCCCCTTCCCCGCACGAGCAGGAAAAGATCGACGCGGTTCGGGCGCAGTACGGGTTCAAGGTCGATCGCAACCAGCTGGCATGGTATCGCTGGCGGGAGTCGAACAAGTCCGTCACCCGCGACATGATGGACGAGCAACAGCCTTGGACCGAAGAAGAAGCTTTTGTCCTGACCGGCATGAGCTTTTTCCAGGTTCGGAAAATCTCAGACGACATTGACCGGCTGCGGGATAACAACTGGTATCTCGGCTATAGGTTCCAGTTGGGAAATTCTTTCCTGGCCTCAAAAATTGAACAGATCCTTGACCCGAACCGGATCAGGGAGGTCGAGCTTCGGGTTTGGGAAGCCGGGCAGCCAGACGGCAAATACGTGATCGGTGTTGACCCGGCGTTCGGCCGGCATGATGAGGCCGACAATTTTGTGATCTCAGTCATCCGGTGCTTTGCCGATCGCTGGATTCAGGTCGCCGAGTACGCGAGCAACCTCCACTCAGCAGAACAGGCGACATGGGTTTTGGCCTACCTCGCGGGGCGGTATCGCAACGCCATGGTCAATTTGGAGATCAACGGGCCAGGCGATCAGGTGATGATGGTCCTGAACAACCTTCGCCGCGAGCTGCGGGCCAAAGAATACAACGCCGAGAAGGGTTTTGAAGCGGTATCCGAGGACATGCTGGACACCATGCGCTGGTATCTCTACCACCGCCCGGATTCGATGGGACCGGGATGGGCGTACAATTTCCAGACCACCCAGCGCACCAAATATCCGTTGATGTCCGGTTTTCGGGACAGTTACTCGAATGACATGGCGCAAATCAACTCGGTCGCTTGCTTGCGTGAAATGTACACGGTCACCCAGGAAGGCCGCGAGATCGGCGCCATGGGTGACGGGCAAAAAGACGACAGGGTGGTGGCTTTGGCGCTCGCCGATTGGGGCTGGAAAGAGTGGATCAGGCCGAGCCAAATGTTCCTGAACCAGACCTATGAGCGGGAAATGAAGCTTCAAAACCCGCAGAAAATGCGTATCCAGGACAAAATCAACATGATGATTGCCCAGACCCTTGCGAAACCCGAGCCGGAGCCGCCGGTAAACAAGTTTCTGGCCGATAGGGGGCTGCTGGCTTAACTCGTGACTTTGCTGAAGTTTTAGAATATGGAGGTCAGCCATGGCGAGAACAACGATTGCTGAGCGCGAAGTCCCGGTTGAACCCAGTGTGGTGATGGCGGCTGCGCCCGAAGTTTTGGAGATACCTCCCGATCCTGATTTGCCGCCGGAGCCTCAAGATGCCGCGCCGCCCGACGCCCTGCCAGGCGAGTACGGCTTTCAGCTCCTCGACCCCGATCTGGCCGCAACCAAAACCTATCCGTACAACGGTAATGTTGTCATGGTCTCGGATGACCCCGAGCAGCAGGGCCGCGCCGCCAAATGGTACACGACCCGGCGCCGCGGCGGGCATCGCTGGCGGGTATGGGTGGGCTGGGCCGATCCGGTCACTCACAAGGCGATTGAGTTCGAGCCGATCTGCTGGCGACCGCCGAGCGATTGGAACGACTGGTCACTCCCAATACGATGAGAGTGTGATGCCTGACATTTGGATCACGGAGCGCTGCACCGATTGCGGCCATAAATGGCGGTTCAAGGCGTTTTCTGCCGACAAGTCCGGCGATGACGTGCCTGTCCAGGAATGCCCGAAGTGCGAAAAGGTCCAGGTTGACATCGGTATGGACGTGGCGGCGGGCAAAGCTCCCGGCATCGGCGGCAACCCGGCAGTTCGCGCTATGGACATCAGCATGGAGATCACCGCCGAGCAATACGGGCTGACAAACCTTGAGACCGATGGCCGCGTTGGCGCTACAATGGCCCCCAAACTGCCGGCCCAACAGCAGGCGGCGGCGGACGGCATGTTCGATGCCAAGGCCCGCGGCAAGGTGCAGGGCTTTGCCCGCAACCCGATCCTGGCCCGAGCGCGGATGATGGCTGGCGCACTCCAAGCCGGTAAAGACCCGAACGCCGTTGTCGCCGGCCCGACCCGGCCTCAGACGCCGGCCGTCAACGCCATCGAGAGCATTCATCGCGCCCAATATCGTATGCCGGTGACGATCCTGAACCAGAAGCCGGACGGAACAGTGATCCGCTGATATGTTCATCCCGACGAAGAACGTAGAGGGGTTTTTCGCGGAGACGGTGAACATCTGCACCGCCGACCGGATTGAGCGCATTCAACGTGGCAGCGCATGCAGAAATTTATTTCTAACCGGGGATGAAGGCGGCCAGCCCGCGATCTACAACAAGACCAACGACTCCATCGAGGATTTGTCGGCATGGACATTCTCATCGGTTGATCTGCGCTACCTGTTGCGCTTTCCCGGCGGCGGATCGGCGTTGCAGCGAGCCATGTGCCGGGCGGCCAGCCACGAATTGCTTGAGCAGTCTCGCGCCACCGACCTAGACACGACATGCGAGGAAGCGACCACGTGGAGCTACGTGCTCGGAAAGACCTTCGTTAAAATGCTCTGGACGGTGGATGGGCTGTCCCCGCACCTTATCATGCCCGAACAGATGGGCGTCTATAATCCCGGCATTCTTGACCTGGATGGGCAGGAAGCCTTTGTTCACTCGGCATGGATTCTGCCCGACCAGCTAAAAATCCATCTCCGCAACCATCCCGACGCCCGAAACGTGTTTCGCAAGATCATGGCGCAGGCGACCGTCAAGCAGACCGGGGACTCACCAGACCAGATCAACCAGTACAAACAGGTTTTGCTGGGCGGTTTTCAGCCATACACCGGCCAGGGCGGCATTGGCACGACACAAACCGCTCCGGCGTTCGGCATCGCGCAGTGGATGAATACCAATCCAACGTACTCGCCCGAGATGGTCCGGCAGTTGATCCGGATAGACGAGCTTTGGGTTCGCGATGACCAGTCAACCGACAATGAAGGCCGCCGCGATTGGACGACGTTGATCGGCAGCGGCAATGTCGTGATTTTCGGCAAAGAGCAGAGGATGAATATCTTTTCCTCGACTTACGATCCGAACAGCACCGACCCGCGAGCCGCAGCGATTGAAGATAACCCCTTGGCTTTTCAGCATCCATTTGTGGAGTTCTGCCCGAATTTAATGCAGGGCAATTTCTGGGGCCGCTCCGAACTGAACAACCTGGCGCTGCTCCAAGTCCAGTTGAATAACCGGGTCAACGGCATCAACAAGCTGCTCCGGTTGCAGGAAGACCCGCCGATCATGTTCCTGGCCGGGTCCATGAAGGACGATAAATCGAAAGCCAAGCTGACCAAGCCTGGCGGCTGGCTGCATGACCCGGACGTGACCGCCAAAGCCCCGTCCGTGCTCGCTCCGAACCTGCCGCAGGGTCTCTACGACAGCCTGCAACAGAATGAGCGCATGTTCGACGTGATGACGGGCATGACCCCGACCCTGCAAGGCATGGCATCGCCGTCCGTCCGCAGTCACGGCCAAACCGGGCAGTTGACCAGCAACGCCACGCCGCGATTCAAGAAAAAGGCGATCCGGGTCGAACGCTCGGCTCAGGCAGCGGCGGCCAAGCTCTACAATTTGTTGCGGGCCAAGAGCACCGACCTGATTACCGCATGGGTAATGCCCGGCCAGGATCAGTCGCCTTGGCTCAAAGGCAAAATGATCGACCCGTCCGTTGAACCGCCGGCGCCAGGGATGAAGGGCTTCCAATTTTACATGTACGAAATGCCGGCCAATGTCCGCGTCATGGTGGACGGCCACAGCGCGTCGCCCGCGTTCGGCGAGGAGTCGCAGGACAAGGCGATCCTGCTCCGCAAGGGCAATGCGATCGGCACGCCGTCCTTTATCGAAGCCATCAACCCGCCAGATGCCGAAGCGCTTGTGGCCGAGGCCGAGACAGCGGAGATCGCGGCAGCCGCCGCCCAGCAACAGCAAGCGGCGCAGGCAGCGGCCAATGGCGGTCAGCCGCACGGCAAACCAGGAGTGAAGAAATGACCATGACCAGACAGAAAAGTATGACTGCTTGCTTACTCGCGTCGAAGATGAATGTGACATTTAGGCAGGCACGTGAGGTGATTGATCTTGTAGACGCCATGGGAAACGACACCCTTACCGGCGATATTGCTTTATGCCGCCGTCTCGCCGAAATGGCTTTGGACCATATACCGTACCTGCCGCCGGAAGAAGGGGTTGAGTTACCGAGGCAGCAAGACGTTCCAGTCCCAGGCCGAATCGAGATGGACCCAGAGACCAGCGTTCCTATGCAGATTAGCACGCGCCACGAATGACCCGCGACTCCTGGCTGATTGAGGTCGTGACCAAAATAGACGGCGAACAGGGCGAAATGACGCGCGGGCACATGGAAAATGTGCGAACGCAAGAAATCTGGCCGATCGGTCCCGTACCTCGC